AAACCTCCCCCTGCTTTTTGTTCCTTGAAACTTAAAACCCAAATACACATATGTCCTGCTCCTTAACAACTGGCTACGCCCTTGGATGCCGAGATTCAGTCGGTGGCATCAAAACAATTTACGTCCAATCCTTCATCCCAACGGGGTCCTGCAATGCCAACCTTTCAGGTGCGGTTACAGGGTTCACGGGTTACGCTTCGGGTGGGTTCTTCGAGTATGACTTGACCAAGGCTACGTCCTCTTTGACTGAAACCTTGAACGCAAGCATCGAGAACGGCTCGGTTTATTACACCCCCGAAGTAACGTTCACCATCAACAAACTGCAAGTCGCAGTCCGCAACGAACTCCGTCTACTGGTACGCAACCGTGTCATCGTCATCGTTCAAGACAACAACAACCGTTACTGGTTGTTAGGCTCTGCCAACGGCTTGGAAGCAACCGCTGGAACCGCTGGAACTGGTACTGCCTTCGGAGATAGAAGTGGCTACGAGTTGACCTTGACCGGAATGGAACCTGACCCGATGTTCCTGATTGCATCCACAGTCTTTGCACCATCGACTACGCAGATACTCGGCTCGTAGTATCTTTGACTTAGGTTTTCATCACTGAGGTTTGAGAGGGGCAGTCAGCAATGGCTGCCCTTCTTATTTTTACGGCCATGAAGATTTGCATCGTTTACAACGCCCATCCAACCGGGTGCAGTTTCTACCGCCTCGAAATGCCGAACGCATATTTGGGCGACAACTACCCGGAGTTTGATTACGTCTGCGTTGAGAATATCACGACCATCAGCGACGAGGGGTTAAAGTCAATTGACCTGTTCCTGTTCAGCCGTTTGTGGTGTCAGGGGACGATGGAGCAAGTCGAAAATGTTTACAAAGCCCTGACCCAATACGGGGCCAAAGTCATCCTTGACTTGGACGACTACTGGGTGCTGGAATCGGGCCACATCATGTACCGCCACTATCACGAAACCAAACTCGCAGAGGTCATCCGCAAGCACATCAAATTAGCCGATTGGGTTACCTGTACCACCGAGCATCTTGCCTCTCGCATACGGCCTCTAAATGCGAATGTGAGCATTCTGCAGAACGAACCCTACGAAGCCTACCAGCAGTTCATCCCCAACCCCGACGAAGAACCCGACAAGCATCTCGTGAAGTTCGGTTGGTTCGGTGGGGCGCAGCATGGCGAGGACATGGAACTGCTCCGTGAGGGGATGCAGAAGTTACGCTGGGACGCAATCTTAGATGGCAAGTACCGCCTCTACCTCGGAGGGTGGAACGACAACAACCCCGTGTACGAAGGCTACGAGAAAATAATCAGCGACCAAGGCAACAACCCGAACTACGGACGCATTCAGGCAGCGGACATCTACTCGTATGTGGGGGGCTACAACTTCGTGAACGTAACGCTTGCACCGCTTCGGGACACCAAGTTTAACAAACTGAAATCCGAGTTGAAGGTGGTCGAGGCAGGGTGGATGAATAAGGCCATCATCGCATCCGAAACCATCCCCTACACCGATGTCATCAAGCACGGAGAGAACGGGTTTCTCGTGCCTTACAACAAACCCAAGGACTGGTACAAGTACATCAAGCAGTTGATCCTTGACCCCGACCTGCGTAAAGGATTGGCTGACAACCTAACCCGTGACATAAAATCACGGTTCAACGTGGCTGAAACCGCCAAAAAGCGAGCCGAACTATACAGACGAATTGGGCGCAAATTGTGAAATTCGGGGGCATCGCACATTTACAAGCAGATGCTTTACCTGAACCCTGACACGACCAACACCCTGACGGTTACTTGGACCGAGCGAGCCAGCACGGGGGACCGCTACATCTTGCGACTCACAAGCATCGCAAAGAATACTACGACGGATTTCACCCTGCTGAAATCAGCCAACCTTTCTTCCTACACGAACCGCTATGACCAATTTTCGATTGCCGTGGGGTCGCTTGAAACAGGCTCGTATAAGTATGAAGTTTACGATACCAATAGCACGGTTTCAGCAGCCCTTGCGGTGGTTGAAACGGGCTTGGCTTTTCTACAAACCGCAACGATAGGATTCAATACCTACGCCAATTCAATTACTTACAACACCTTCCTCGCATCCAGCGTGAGGGTATTCGATTCAACCTTTGACCAATCCTTCGCATGAGCGTACAAACACGAAGCCAACTCCAAGCGAGTGCCTTAACCATTACCAACGAAACCGCTGCCGGGGCCAACACCGCATCCCGTGTGGGCGGATTGTTCGACGACCTTGCAGACACCGCAACGCTTGACATTGAGCGAGGCTATGCTTCGGTTGCTACGGCTGCCGATAGGTCATTTGTAACGACCAATAATGCTTTTGACAAATTACTGATTCAAACAGGCAACAACATTCTATCAACCAACAACTTTTCGAGAGTTGCAACAATTGCGGGGCCATCAATCACCTACACGGGGACGCTATCCGCTGCAATTAGGGTGAGTGCAAATCTAACTTTTTCGGGGGCAAATGGCGATGATTACGTTTGGGCTATTTACAAAAATGACGTACAAATCACCTCATCTGAAGCACTAGTTACTTTGAGCCATACCAACGGCCATCAAGTTGTTTTGGAAACCTTTTTGATAGCAAATACCAATGATGAATTTTCAATCTATGTAAAATCAATTGATGGTGTTAGGACGATTACCATCTCATCCATCAGTTTTAATGCTCACACGCTATGAGTACCAAATCTACTCAACACTTCACCCAATGGCTTGGGATAGAGCATAAGGTCCCCGTGATGCTGGAGAACCGCTCCGGCAAGTACATCACCTACGGCTTTGCGAACGAATACCCCTACTACCTGCTTGACAACTATCGCAGGTCATCCAAGCACAACGCCATCGTGAATGGGAAAGTGAATTATATCATGGGCGGAGGATGGCAGGCAGGGGATGACTTGACCGTGGAGCAGCAGGCCCGATTCATCAAGTTCTTCGACGGAATGTCAAGCACCGAGGACCTGAACGACATCACCGAGAAACTGGTTCTTGACTTAGAGATTTTCAACGGCTTTGCGGTCGCAGTTACTTGGTCCAAACTTGGGACCATCGCCAAGATGGAGCACGTCCCGTTTGAGAAAATCAGGGTGGACAAGGAAGAGAAGATGTTCCAAGTTGCTGACTGGTACAACGACGATATGATGCAGTTGTTCCCCAAGGTCGGGGACATCGAGAAAATCCCTGCATTCGACCCGGAGAACCGCCTCGGTAAGCAGTTGTTCTACTATCGGGTGTACGCAGCAGGCGTGAAGCACTATCCTCTACCCGAATACATCGGAGGGAATGCGTGGATTGAGGCAGACGTACAGGTCGCCAACTTCCACAACAACAACCTCCGCAACAACTTTTGGGGGGGTTACTTGATAAACTTCAACAACGGGATTCCTACACCCGAAGAACAGGGCGACATTGAGAGGCAGATTAAACGTAAGTTTTCAGGAACCGACAACGCTGGTCGCTTCGTTGTAACCTTCAACGACGATGCAGCCAAGGCTCCGACACTTGAACCGCTGACTCCGTCCGATATGGATAAGCAGTTCGAGATCTTGAACAAGGCCATTCAGCAAGAGATATTCATCGCCCATCGTGTAACCAACCCGATGCTTTTTGGGGTGAAGACCGAGGGCCAATTGGGTGGACGCAACGAATTGGTCGAGGCTTACGAACTATTCAAGGCCACCTACGTCAACGACCGGGTGCAGAAGGTCGAAAGAATGATAAATTACTTGGGGTCTTTCAACGGCGTGGAAGGCATGGAGTTAATTCCTACCAATCCCATCACGGAGCAGTTGAGCGAACAGGCTCTCCTTCAAGCCATGACCCCAGCAGAACTGCGTGAGAAGGCAGGCTTGCCACCGATTGAAATCAAGACCGAATCAAGCGTTCAAGACGTTATCACGGCTATCAATTCACTCTCTCCGTTGGTTGCCAACAAGGTCTTGGAATCCATGTCAGCCAACGAAATTAGGGCCTTGGTGTCCTTGCCTGCAAAGGCAGAGGGTTCGGGTCTTGCAGGAGCAACTGCAGCCGTAGAGGTCAGCCCTGAACCTACTGCACCGCAAGGCTTGGCATCAAACGACAACATCAAAAAGTTGTCGGGCAGGGAGTATCAAAACCTGATGCGAATCGTGCGTCAGTATATGCAGGAGAAAATCACTCTTGAAATGGCTCGTACCATGTTGTCAGCCGGCTTCGGTCTATCAGCCCAAGAGATTGACACGATGCTCGGAGTGCAGGCCCAAGAGTTCAGCGAACCGACTTGGGGCCAAGATGACGACGAAGACTACGGATGGGGCGAAGAAGAATTTAAGGTCTTGGAGGTCGTTGCAAGCAAGTTCGGATGCCATGCCGACGACTACCACGTCATGCACTCCAAGCCAATGCGGTTCGATGCCAACATCGAAGAAAACATCCGTTTAGCCTTTGCCGAACTGGGCGAGGAAGAAAAGGAACTGGACAAGAAGATTGAGGCGTATCGCAAGAAGAACCGGGACGCAAGCGTTGAAGAAATGGCCAAGGAGTTCGGGGTCAGCAAGGCGAAGGTCGCCAAGCGTGTCGCCTACTTGATAACCAAGGACCGCTACCCAATCAGCAGGGCGGTGGACAAGATTGCCGAGCAGAACCTACCCAAGAACGTGAAGGAAGTTGCCGAGCCAGTCTTGGAAGTCCGCTACAAGTACGCATGGGCCACAGGATTCAGCAACAAGGACAAAGGCTCGAGCCGTGAGTTCTGCAAGGTGATGCTTGACTTAGCCGGGCAAGGCAAGGTTTACACGAGGGAGGACATCGACGGGATTTCTGCGATCATGGGATATTCCGTATGGAATCGCAGAGGCGGTTGGTATCACACACCGAGCGGAGTAAACAGGCCACAATGCAGGCACGTATGGGAGCAGCAGTTGGTAATCCGCAAAGGCAATAAAATCACGAAGGCATGAAGGCACTATTCATAAGCGAAGAAACGCTACTGGACAATAGCATCATCAACGAGAACGTCAGTTACACCCAGATACGTCCAACGGTTGTCAAGGTGCAGGAGATGCGGATTCAGCCCATCGTTGGCTCTGCACTCTACGGGGAATTGGTTACGCAGGTCGTCAGCGGTTCAACGTCTGCCCTGAACCAAACGCTGCTGGAGGACTACATCCAGCCTGCTATGATTCAATGGCTCTACTACGAACTGCCCATGGTCCTTGCCTTCAAATACATGAACAAGGGTATGGTTCGTAGAACGAGCGAGGAATCCTCGCAAATGAGCATGGAAGAGATTACCCGGCTGACCGACAAAGTGAAGAACGATGCCGAGTGGTATTCCGAACGCATCACTCGATACCTCATGGAGAACCGCAATTCATACCCCTTGTGGAACTCGCCTCCGTCGGCTTTGGATACCATCTACCCGAACGCAACCAACTACCGCACAGGAATGGTCTTGGACCGCAACAGGCGAATGGGAGTCAGCAACTTGGATTACCCCTACCCTTACGGAC